CTCTTGACAAAACACAAAGTTTCTGCTACAGTAGGCCATAGTCATTTATTAGATTATGCTATATCTACACTACCAAGTGGTCAGAAACTACATGGATTATCTGCAGGATGTTATTTATCTCATGATGAACATTTTGCTAGAGATACACAGCATATGTGGTGGAGTGGATTAGTTGTTAAAAGAGAAGTTAAAGATGGTAATTACAATATTGAAACTATTGATATTAAAACTATTAGGAGAGAGTATGGTAGAAAATAATGATCCTGTAAATTCACCTAATCATTATAAACAAGGTAACAGAGAAACTATTGAAGTTATAAAAGATTATATGACAAGTGATGAGTTTAGTGGATATCTCAAAGGTAATATAATTAAGTATGTTGGTAGATTTAAATTCAAAGGTAATCCTTTGCAAGATTTAAAAAAAGCAAGTTGGTATTTAGATAAGTTAATAAAGGAGACTGAACTATGGGACAAGTTAAACAGGCGTTAATAGAAATAATAGACTTAGTTTGTGGATGTTTACAAAGAAACAAAACACTATCTCAAACTATCAATGAGTTAAGAGAACTGCATGATTTAAAGAATGGTAGTAATCCGTACTTATTAGATGAAGACTATATAGAAAAAACATACTATGATTATAGAGGATACTAATGGATATAAAATTACTAATGATAGATGCATTAAGAAAAAAGTACGAGGCAGAGATAGCTGATGCCTATGCTAGTGCACTTGTTTATTTTAATTCATCTGTTGGTATTGGTGAGCATCCACAGTTCATTGATGAGTTGGATAAATTAATTAATAAAATATCGTCAGCAGAAGAAAATATACAAACCCTTAATAAATATTTTACTGATAAATAAGAGAGGGACTATGAGTAAAGATAAAAAACAACAACAAGAAGTAAATGAAAAAACATATCTTATAACATCAACTCAATTGATGGATATAATGAGATATTTAATGACTAGACCTTATGGAGAGGTAGTAACTATTATGAATAAACTATCTAAACTAAGTCCATTAGATCCTAGAATTAGTGCAGAGTTTGTGAAACAAGGAGAAAGTAATGACGGAAAAGAAAGAAGATGAGATACTAAAACATACAGGAATACTGTTTGAGTTGAAGATAGGTTTAAATAAAAATAATATGGTTGTTATAGATTATGGTGGAAAGCCCGTAACTAAAATTAGAGAAGCATTAAAGACTCATCCGTTTCATGCAAGTCTTTGTGCATCAATAATTAATCATGCGAACTCTGTTTGTAAAAAATTACAAGAAGATGTTAAACAAATTATACAAAAGATTTAGATATTACTTTTGGCATAACTGCATCATGGATAAATTAGAAGGTTATGCTGTTAAATTAAGTAGCTGGTTTTGGACTAAGCGATGGGGTGATAGAGAACTTTATCGCAAAGCCCAAAAAAAAAGGAACCCAAGATAACTTAGGTTCCTTAGTCGTGTTGCCTTGCTGTGGGGGAGTCTTTATGGCTCCCCTTTTTTATGCAAATAATCTATCTGTTTGTGTTTTAGCTTTACTTATTTTGATAGGTTTGCTTAATATATCTTTCTGTAATTTTTTTGGTAGTTTCATTTTAAGAATAATCTGTTGATCACTTTCATCTTGAAGCCCATAATTTTCTGCGTCTTTTCTATTTTTAATATATTGATTCATTAAAAATGCAGAATAATTTGTATTGTCTGGCAATTCACCTAACGCTTCTCCCATTGTAACTCTAACAGTTTCAGCTTCAGCTAAATCATCTGGGCCTGTGCCTGCAGGTATTGTAGCTTCTGGCTCTATACCTTCATCAACATAAGATGCAGGCATATCAAATTTCACACTAGGTCTTATTGCAGATCCATAAGCAGTAGGACGTTCTTCATTGCTTAAAAAATAATCAGCTAAAGTATTAGAAACATTTTTATTAGAATTAATATCATCAATTTTTTGTGCTAATTTACTATCTTTTAATACCCAAATATAATAATCATTCAATGGTTTTTCTAAAGAAGATGTATAATCATTTTCTAAATCAATAACATTAAGTATGTTTAATGCACCTTGGCCTTTGCTTTCTTTACCAAATATTGTAAAAAAATCTGGTACTACAGCAGTCAGAGGAGAAGAAGCTGAAGACTTCATTTTTTCTAAATCTAATAAAGTTTTTTCAAATGTTCCTGCATTAACTTTTTTTAATTCATAACCTGCATCCATTGCTTCTTTCATTCTAGTATTAATACCTATTAGTTCATTATCATATACATTTGCCGTAGGATCCTCTATAGATATTTTTTCTATTTTAACACCATAATTTTTAGCTATTTTTTCTAATTGAGGTGTAACAATGTCATCATAAAATTTTTTTAAACCTTCTGCATTTTCTTCATCCATACCTTCATATCTAAGTTTTTGTATCTGCCCACTAGTTGTAGCTATACTATCCCTATCTTCATACACAGCTTTTTTAATCATTTCATTTAATATTAGTTCAACCCATTTTTTAGATTCAACTATAGGAAAATCTGGTGCTGCTTTTATTCCTGCCTCCTCATCCCCTCTACTAACTAAAAGATCTTCTACTGCTTCTCTGCTAACTGGCGTTCCAGATCTAAAATCATAATCATTAAATTCTTCTACTAACTCACCATCTTTATCATAGACACTCACACCTGTTACTACACCAGCATCAGGTGGATCAACTTCTTCAACTATATTATATTGACTAAGTGGCCCATATTTATTTAATCTTTGTAACCAATCAGATTGTATCTCATCTATAATTAAAGTATCTTCAAGTTTTTCTGTTATTTCTTTTGCGTTAGAACCATAGTCTGCAGGTGGAGAATCTGGATCACCAATACCTACTTGAGTTCTAGCATGTGCAAACATATTATCTCTGACTCCTGCACCACCATGTTGTGATCTAAATACAACATCATCATTATAAAAATCTTTATCTATTTGAAATGTTATAAACTCTTTATTTTCTCCAAAACCTAAAGTATAACTTTCGTATGTGTTAGCCATACCTTCTGGTGCTATATCTTCATAGCTTCCTTCTGTCACTCTAATATATGGTGCTAGGTTTTTTTCTTGTACAAAATCTAATAATTCTTTTTTAGTTATAGACTCATTACCTTGTAAAAATTTATCTAAACCTAAATATTTAATTTCATTTTTATCTGCCTGTATAAAACTTTTCCATTTATTTTTAGTAAGTTTATTTGGTTTAGCATCTTCTATAGATTTAACTACACGAGAATAAAAATCAGGGGCATCACCTTTAAGTGCTATTGCCGTTTGTTTTTCTGCACTTGTTAATCTACCAAATTCTACCTTGGGTTCTAGTGCTTGCTCTGTTTGTTTTTTAACATCTCTTTGTTCAAATATAACAGGAAGCTGTTTTGTATCTGATGGTAAACCTTCTATGTTAGGTAATTTTTCTTCTTCTGAAGGGAACTCTTCTGTTGTATCTATTTTAGGTGGGGTGGTGTCACCTGTTTTTATATCAGGTTTTATAGGTGGGTCAGCAGGTAAACCTATAGGTTTAGTCATCTCCCTAATCTTTTCTGCTTCTCTCTCCATCTCTTCAGCATCAGGTGCAATAACACCAGGCACTGTAAGATCTGCAAAAGCAGTATTCACCATTGGTATATTATCTTCATTAACCATTGGTGTTTCAGCAGCTAATGTTTCATTCAAACTAGTAAAGGCATCTTTACCATATGTCTGAATAAATTTATTATTGCCTATCTTACCTAACTCTTTAGCTAGGTAAGGTACAGCAAATCTACCTATTGCTGTAATTATAGGTATTGCAGCTGGTGCTACCATTTAGCAATTCCAAGCTCTTAATGCTTTATTAATTCTAGAGTTAGGATCATTAGCAGTTTTCTTAGAAGTAAGTTTCTTCTTCATACCTTTCATCCTCGCACAGAATGAGGCACGCCTTTTATTACCTACCTTTTTACTTGGGGCCTTAAGGTTTCCCCCAGTCTCACGATTGTATGAAGCACGCCCTTTGGCATTCAAGCCTCCAGACGGATTCTTACCTTCTTTACGTTGCCATGCTGGTGATTTAGCCATTATTTTTTCTTTTTCATTCTTAACATAGCAAAGTCTTTTTTAGTAAGTTTACCATCTTTGTCCATGTCTAGTTTTTTTCTGTTACCTGTTACTTTTTTATTTTTTTTAGATTTCATCATATATCCTGGCATTAGCTGAACCTCCTATATTTAGCTGTTTTCTTAGCGATACCTTTTGGTTGTTTAACAAATTGTTTACCTGCTGCTTTACCTTTTCTTTTTGCTGCTGTTGTCCTTGCGTACTCCGAAGCTGACATTGCTTTGATAGCTTTCTCTGGCAAATATCTTTCCCCAGTCTCCGAAGACTTCTTGCCAGACTTCGTTCTCCATTTCTGTTTGCCCCATGCCTTTAGACTTCTTTGACTCTTTGCAAGTGCCATTATGTTTTTCTCCCTTTTCTGATTGCATCTTTACCTTTTTTAAATATGGATGCTACCTGTGTTTTACCCATAACTTTAGCTCTTTGTTCTCCTACAGTTAATATCTGTATCTTACGAGCATAAGGTTTATTTATATTTTTTACTTTACTGACTGTTGCTCTTGCATCAGATGGTGTTGCAAATTTAATTCTTACTGTATCTTTTGGATTCTCATCAGTATATAATCTACGATCAGACCCTTTAGGTTTTTTACCTGTACCTACTTTAGGATCTCTTTTTTTTACCATTACCTATTACACTTTGTAAAGATTTAGCTTGACCTGCATGAGTTTTAGATGCTTTCTTTAAACCCTTAATAACTTTTTTTATTTTTGCTTTTGATTTTTTCATGTTCGTACTTTGTATTTACCTCTCCAATAGTTTTGTCTTTGAAGTAATCTAACTTTATATTCTAGATCACTAATACCTAATATTTTTTTAATAAAAGCTATCATTATTTATATCCACCACCTGCTTTCTTATATGCTTTAGCTAATGCTTGTGCTTTTCTAGCACTCCATTTACCTGCAGCTGTACCATGTGATGCTTGATTTTTTATTCTATTAAATATAGCTTTTCTCATACCAGGTTTAGTATAGTTGCCTGCTTTATTTACTGTGCTTTTCTTCGCCATCTTTTAACTCCTTATATTCGTAGTCGTAGCTTCCTTCCTGATCCTCATCTGTAATCCATTTAGACGTATCTTCAACTGACCATATTCTAGTATTAACTAATCTATGTATTAGTGGTTTGCTAGGATCAGCAGCCATAGATGGATCAAATATTCTTAATCTATTATTAGGTTGTATTGCGTAATTACCATTGTCTAATGCTATAACATGACCACATTTATGTTGATCTGGTTTTTCTGCATAACCAAAATCTAACTCATTATAATCACCAGCACACCAATCTATAGTAAATAAATATGTACCTTCTAATTGTTTTTTTCTTCTAGATGTATATATCATTTTACAACCATCTAGTTGATAGAATCTAGTTACACTTACGTTATAGCTAAACG